GATCTTGCGCTGAGAAATCTTGCTTGAATTGTGCATTGAAAGCATCTTTAATAAATGATGCTCCTGAATTTGGTGTATAGGTACGCTCCTCGCGGATTACCTTTGCACCGCCAGCCTTTGGCATTGCTACATCTGCAACTGCTGCACGAACTTCTGCAACCTTTGCATCTGCATCTGCCTGGGCCTTTAGGTTTTCAATCTTTGAATCTAGTGAGCGTGATTCTGCAACTAGGGCATCTACCTTAGTTGTTTCATCAGCAGTTAGATCGGTGCGATTCTCTGCGGCTACTGCCTCAAGAACTGCATCCATCTCTGCCTTCACTGCATCACGGCGTTCAATTACTTTGTCTAAATAAGACATTAATTTAACTCCTTGGTTGGTTGAATTTTGAGGTGGTGGCGATAACTTGCGCGGCGCTAAAGGGTGCGCAGTTCGCTCCGACTTCATCTGCTGTACTTTTACAACAGAAATTTATTTTGTGGTATTTATTATTGCTTTGGCTAAGCGTAATGAAATCTTACGGCTTGCCTCATCTGATGGTTCTTTAAGAGGTGGGATGCTGCGAAGTTCACTTGATTTATGCCCAACTAAAGTTTCAGTTGCTACATAACCATCACGCAATTCTCTATAAACTCTAATTAGAATTGCTGGATCGCCTTCCTCAGCCTCAATACTAAAATCAGTATCAGGAATCCCAAGAACTCCTTGGCGCATTACATGTTCGATTCTGCCTCTTGCAGTTCCGCCACTTGAATCCCATTCGACAAAATCGCCAACTACATCTACGGCGCGGGAATCAGTTTCAACCTCATCCTCAATTTCATCATCAACCTCAGAGTTGCCAACCATCATTTCAAGGGCTGATTTAACTTCCTCAATATAATCATAACCTTCAGAAATTTGTTGTAAGGCTGCTTTTAATGCAACTAATGAATCACCAGTTACTTCGCGACCTTCTTTAATTGCAGTTAATGTTTCTTTTAGTTGTTCTCTAGCCTCAACCTTTGTAGTTGGATAGGCTGGATAAGTAACAACTGATACATCGCCATCAGAGAGGGAAACCTCAGTTAAAACTCTACGGCTACGATCCTCGCTCCACTTTTGGCGAATAACTCGGAATGCAAAACTCATTTGATCTACATCGCCACGCTCAACTAGTTTGTAAATATCGCGGCCTTCTGTTGTATCCGCTAACTCTGCATCTATTAATAATCCACGCTCATCCTCAGTTAATTTGAGTGTGCCATTTTTAGTTCTTGCTAAAGGCAATCCTTCGTGGTTAATAAGTAAGCGCACATCTGGAGTTTCGCTTAATGTTTTGCGAAACGCTCCTGGTGCAATTGATTCTTTAAATGGTAGCGGAACACTTGATTCGTTAAAAACTGCTGCATAACCGCTAAGGCGCATTGTGCCATCCTCGGCTGATCTTGCTTGAACATCTTTAACTGTATAAGTGCGGCGTTCAATCTTTTTCATTTCTCTCCTTGAATCTGCTTCTGCATTCAGAGCATCAATTTTGCGTTGCGCCCAATTTTGCGCTCTATCTGAAAAATTGCTATCCCCACCCCAAAGAAGCCAAGCAACTAAGCCTGCTCCTGGATAACCTGGATCGGATGGATCATTATTTGATGGCGCTTTACCATCTACTTGATGGCGGGCAAACCAAGGTGCCATCTTTCTAACTTTTGGTTCTGTTATTTTTCCAGCAGCCATATCTCTTGCTGCTGCAATGGTGGCTGGTACCAAACCATCGCCCCCAAAACCTTCCTCATAATATTTCAAGCCACGCTTTGCGTTTTCTTGAATAAAGGATGGAACACTTAAATCAACTGCGCGAGTATTTACTTCTCCGCCTGGCTCCATATCCTCAGCAATTGAAACTGCAACCATCTGATCTATTGCATCTTGCTTTGATTTATGGCAACCAATAGTTGTATAAGAACCATCAGATTCCTCTTTTACAGTTGCCCAACCAGCGCAATCGCTTTGTTTATCAGATATTAAATATGGCATAGATTCCTAAACTAAAAGTAAAACTTCTGCATCATCATCAAGTATTGAAAAATCAATTTGAGATTTTGATTTGCTTGATAACTTGCCTAGTTTTGTATTTGCTTTTGCAACCTTTATTGAAACTGTTATTTTTTCAGGCTCAATAATTTGAGGGAAGTTAGGCTGAATATAATTTGGCTGACCAACTTGATTCAGAATTACCTCGGTGCTTGGCACGCTTGCGATTGCTGTTAAGCCACCTAAAGCAGCCGTTGCCGAAACAATATTTGTTATATCCGCATTAGCATTGGCTGAGATTGAACCTAGATTTGCCGTTGCCGTTGCGAAAGTTATTGGCCCTAGAACATCAACATCTAATTGAGATGAATCTAAGACAAACTGAGCCATTTATTAACTCGCTAGAGTTAGTGAAACTGTTAGTGATCCGCTTGGAATTGTAAAGGTATCTCCAGCAGTGTAGGCATTACCAGCAACTGTTCCAGAGAATAAGAAATTACCTGCGGTTAGATTATCCCAAACAGTAAAGAATGTAGCATCCTCAGAACCTGCAATATTGCTCCAGGTTAAATCTGCATCAGAGGTTAATCCACCACCAGTGGCAGCGCTGAAAGAAACTGATTTGCGAGTTGTTTCGGTAGCAGCATTTGCAGTTCCTGCTGAACCTGGATCGCCCACATGAAGTTTTACATAAACATTAGCGGCTGAATAATTAGTTGCGTTGCCTACTGCATCAAGAAACTTATTGGCTAAGTAACTGCTTAAACCTGTTGCCATTACTCATCCCCTTCTATAAATTCCTCAATGATTTCATCAATGCGGCCTTCTTTATCACGCTTAACTTTCTTGCGAACTCGCTTTTGTTCAATGTTATTTGTTACTTGAACATTTGGCGCTTCAACATTTACATTAGGCGCAGCAACATTTACCTCTGGTGATTCCATCATAACCATTGGTTCAACAGTTACATTAGGTGCAGCCACATTTACAGTTGGCTCTGGCACATTAACAATTGTTTGCTGGTTATCGTTACGCATTTGTCGGCTCTTAACCTCATAAACAGCGCTTGGATCGGCTGGATCAATTGATGCAACCTGTTGCAACTGACTACTTGGAACTCCAGTGTGCTTCATCTTAGGCAAACCAATTGCTGCATTAACGGCTGCTGGATCAAAGCCAACCTGAATAAGTGCAGTAACAATTTCAGTTCTTAACTTCAAGCCAACATCTTTAGCATCTGCGGCATCAATGTTTTGTAGAGGAACTCTGTATTGATCGCCAGCCTCGCCTAGAGGAGATAAATCCTCAACAGCACGAACATCATTTAAACTCAAGAAACCTTCACGCAAGCCTTTTGTGTAAGCATCGTAGCGCTCAATAGTTGTTCCGCGTAGAAGTGCATCAAGATTAAATTTAACAAAGCCATCTTTTTCAGGAAGCAAAGATGATAGTGCTTGCTCAATTCTTTCTAGCAATGGGCGAAGTGAGTGTTGCACAAATGAAAGGTTCTGCGCTTCAACGCTAGCAAAACTCATCGCACCTGCAACTGGGTGGCCAAGAAGTGAAATTGGAACTCGGAATAATCTAGCGATTTCCTCAAGGCCGAAGCGGCGTGTGTCTAGGAGTTGAGCATCAGAGGCATTTAGTGCAAGTGGTTTAAATGATGCACCACCTGTTAGAACACCAATCTTGCCAGCACGATAAGGGCCTGAGTGAGTGATATTCCAATCTCGGCCAATATTTCCTGCTTGCTCCTCAGTTAATTCACCTGGTACTTCAATAATGCCGCCTGGATTTGCTGCGTTTCCAAAGTAAGAAGCAGCATAAGTATCGGCTGCCATAACTGCGCCAACAGTAATTCTTGCCGCCTCGATTGGGCCTAAACCATAAAAGGAACCAGGTAATTTAAATAATGGAATATGTAATAACTCATCTTTTGTAAGAGTCATTACTTTTTGATTGTAATCTTGAGTATAAGTTCCGCCCGCTGGATCATACTCTTTAATTGTTACTTCATATACTAAAGGTTCGTTAGGGCCCTTTCTAACTATTCTTACTGATTCAGGATTGATGCAATAAAGTTCTACAACATCACCCATATCATCACGAACTGTAAGAATATAGGCATTTCCACGAAGGTTTAATGAAGCAAGAACTTGCTCTAAAAATTCCATTCGAGTTGATTCAGGATTTGGAGAATTTACCCAAATAGGCACATCGCCATAAACAGCAGCATAAGAAATACGATTACGGCCTCTGCGAACATAAGCACCCATTGGTAATGATGAAATAGTATCGCCTAGTAAACGAACACAGGCATAAACTGTACTCATTCGGATTGCGGTTTCAGGTGAAACTACAACTCCTGCTGGCGAACTGTATGCAGGGCGGCCTGGGATTAATGGCTCAACAAATTGATTTGTTGCTCGCTTCTCACCAGCCTGGCGCAATGCTCTTGATAAATTCATTAATTAGCCTTTTCTGTAATCCATACTAAAAAACTTCCAAGCACAATTAGTGCGGCTGGAACTGAAAGTATTGCTAAACCTGTTGTTACGCAGGCAACCCCAACTACCTCAACAATCAAAGTAGCGTTTATCTTTTTCATTTACTCCCCCTTATTGTTAAATTCATTTGTCAAATCTTGGCGTGTCTTTTAACTTACTGCAATTGTTATGCGTAATAAATTGCAATTTATGTAATTCTAAAAAGCGCTAAAAGTATAATTAAGGCAGTGATTAGGAAATACTTAATCACTAAGGAAGGTAAAAAATGAAATGTTGTAATCACTTAGTAGTAAAACAAGGATGCCAGTGTCATAATTGCAGTGGTTATTTATGCGAGGCAGGAAAGCAAATGCGCAAGGGAAAAATAACTTGCGCTAGTTGTAATGTTCCAGTTGTTACTGGCACTAAAATTAAATTAATGTTTTGCCCTAATACAGAGTGCATAAATTCAGAGGATAATTATTTAAAGTAATTAAACCTGAATTGAAAAATACCTAGTAAGTGGTGCTTTAGGTTCAGGCGGCTGGGTGGCCCGATCATAACCAAAGATTGCGGCCACCGCAGCATCTACCTTTCGACGGCTAGAAGCCTTGGCAACCATTACTCCTCTTGAGGATTGTTTTGTAACACAGTTTGAGATGTGACGGGCCAAGCGTTCATCGCCATCGTGAGTAAATGATCCATTAACGACGGCCTCATAAAACTTTTGCGTTGCAGGTACCATTCGTTCCGCTGAGTTTGGATAACTAACAACTGGTAAGCCGTTCTCATCAAGCACCATGAAGGTTCGTTGCCATCTTGCTGGATCGAATACAACTTCTCTAACTTGGAATCTGGAATCTCGGTAAACATCAATTATTGTTTTTTCAACTTCAGCAACTGGAACAAACCAACCTTGCTCTGCATCGTGTGGCTTCTCCCAAATTCCAA